CGGGTGCGGTACTTGGGCTTGTCCTGCAACTCGCCCAAGTCGCGCACGTCCATGCCGCCGTTCTGGATCCCGGTGAGGAGCCCGTCGCCGAGTCCCAGGGCGTAGATCGACGTTGAGGTCGTTCCGCCGCCAGGGCCCGCTTCGGTGAAGTCGAGGAACTCCGTGCCGCCGTTGTCCTCGTAGGGCACGATGATCGGGATGTCGTTGTACATCGTGACGCGCCGGCCGAACTCGTCCTGGCCGTAGGTGATGTAGCCGCCGACGGCGGTGTTCCGCGCGGCTGCGGTCAGGCGGCGCCGCATCTGCTTGGCCATCAGCAGGTGCGTGACGTCGGCCACCGAGTCGATGAGCGCATCGAGGTTGATGAGCGAGAGCGCATCGCCGCCCGACGTGCTGCCGTTCGCGATGAGCTGATTGCCGGTCAGGCGCTTCTGCAGCCCGTCGAACTGGCGTGGATCCGCTTCCGAGTCGCCCTTGATGAAGACGCGGCTCCACTCCTGCGCCAGCGACTTCACCTTCATCTGCTCGTGCGTCGCGCGCTGATCCATGCCCTGCGTCTGCACGATGAAGCGGTCGACGTCCAGGTCACCGCCGGCGATCGCCAGCACTTCGATGAGCGGGTTGATCACGCCCGTGGACTCGGTGTACGACTCGTTGACGCCGCGGAACGCGATGCCGGGCAGCGCCTCTTCGCGGTTATACCGCAGCGCGTTGCCCATGATGTCGTTGAACGGCAGGACGCGGAGGACGCCCGACGTGCGGGCAAACATCTCGATGACCGCGTTGCGGATGACCTGGCCGCTGTTGAGTTTCGAGGATTCGAGCAGGGTGAGTCCCATCGGTCGCTGTCTCCGCGTGTGGTGGAGGCCGCCGAGGGCATCATCGCCCTGGCAGCGTGATTACGTCTTGTATCCGAGCTGCCGTGCCCGTGCGATCCGTGCGGCCGGCGGCAGGCTTGAGAGGTCCTCGCCACCCGTGCCGGTGTGATCCGAGCCAACGCCCGCGCCGCCTTGCTTCGGTGGCGTCGCGAGGAACTCCTTGTTCGCGGGGTCCTTCGCCCACTGCTCCACGAGCTCCGTGATCCCGCGGTACGGCGTCTTCCCGTCGTTCGTGTTCGTGCTCCAGACCCACTCGCCCTGCGCGTTCTTGAGCCCGAACGTCCCGCTCTTCGCGTCGTAGTGCAGGTCGCGCTGATACCGCTCGACTAAGAGCTCGACCAACCCAGGCTTCGCCACCCGGGCGAACGCCGCCTGCAGTTCCGCGCGCTTCGTCTTGCCCAGCAACTCGTCGGCGAACTTCTCGCGCTCCGTCAGCTTCTCCTTGAGCGGTTCGACCTCGGCCGCCATGATCTCGCGCTTGAGTCGGTCCGCCGCGGCGCTGTCTAACTCGGCCTTCTTCTCCGGGTCGAAGCCGCGCGTCGTCGCGAGCTTCTTCCAGAACTCGTCGTCTTTCTCGAGCCGGGCCACGACCTCGGCTTCTTTGCGCGCCAGCCGCTCCTGCACCGTGTGCGTGAGCCGCTGGTTGTGCGCGTCGGTCGTGATGAACTTCTCGTCGTCGAGATCAACCTCGGTCTCAGCCCCGTTGACGAGGGCTTTCGCCTTGAAGAGCGGCATGTGCGTTGAGTCTCCTACCGCGTCCGTTAGCCCGGACGGTGGGCGCACGCTCGAGAGCCGCGAGCGGAGCGGGGGTGGCACTGGTCCAGGATGACAAACCGGCCCGGTTCGCACGTGAAGTGCAAACCCGGGCCGGTGACAGGCCAGCCAATGCCGTTATTGTGAGCCAGACGCGCGGGCGTGCGACCGCGTCACGCGTAGGGCCTTAACAGGGTGCAGGATACAACGGCATCCGGCGCGCGTGCAAGCCCTCCCGTGGGGCTACTTCTTGCCGGGATTGTGCTTGTGGAACTCCACGGCGCGGAGTTGGGCCTGGGCGCGCGCCTTCGGCAGCGGCTTCCTGCTCAGCGGTTTGCCGGTCGAGCGCGCGATGACTTTGTAGCCTTTGCCGGACTTCCGGATGGGCGTGAACTTCCTCGGGTGTGCAGCCATGGCGATGCCTCCTCGAGTGAGAAACGTGCGCGCCGCGGGCCTTACGCTGCGTCCCGCCGGCGCCGGTGCGCGCGGTCGTGCTGCCGCGCGCGCTTCCGTTGGTTCCGAGCCTTCCGCGCCTTGAGCTGCTCGGCCTCCGTCATCACAGCGTTGGCGCCAGGCAGGTGCGCCACGCCGTCCTCGACGTGGATGAAAGCGATCTTCGTCCCGTCTGGCAGCACGAAGTGCGCGCTGTTCGGCGCACGCGTCACGACAGGCCGACGCGCGTCCATCATGGCCTGCGACCCGCGCGAGCGAGCCAGGTCAGCGCGCAAGCGGTGGCGCGCCGCGTTCCGATGTTTGCTCGGCCGCCAGCGAACGATGGGCCTCATGCGGGCCGCCGCTTGATCGGACCCGTCGGCATGCGCTTGCCCGGCGGCGGCGCGATCTTCTTCTGCAACGACACGGGGACGCGCGTCGCCGGATTGCTCGCGTTCGTGTACGTCGTGGTGCGCGTGATTGCTGTCCGCTTAGCCATCGAGACACCTCCCAAAGTGTGGACCTGCGTTAGGCAGCGCGCGCCGCGTCGGCCGCTTGGACGAGACTCCGCAGCACGCGCTGCGTCGGCTTGCTTGCCTTGAGCGCGGCGCGGACGCGCTGCCTAACCGCGGCGGCTTCCGGACTCGCGAGACCGGCCGGCACCGCGACCGTGGCGCTCACCTGCTCGAAGTCCTCGTTCATGGCCACCGGCGAGAGCCGGCACGCACAGAAGGGGTGCGGCGGATCCGGCAGCGCGATGATCGGCCACACGCCGTGGCCCAACCCGTACATGTCGCTCTCGGCGTACGAGACGCAGATCGCGCACGGGTTGGCACTCGTGGTCGACCATTGCATCGCCCGCTGGTCGCGCGAGCGGAGTGCCCGCGAGATCGCGTTCTCGCGCGTCGCATTGTTCGCCTCGCTGACCGCGATCCGGAGCATCGGATAGCGGAGCTCGTGACCCACGGTGCTGACGATGTCGCTGAGCGTCGCCGACTGGTGGTCGAGCTGGCGGAGCGTGCGCACGGCCTGGCGCACGTACATGCGCACGCGGCTCGCCAAGTCGAAGCCGCCGAGTGCGGCGTAGAGCTCGGCCGCTGGCCCGGCGCGGCCGAGGATGTCGCGGACGCCGCCTAACGCTTGCGTGAGCTCGTCGGCGAGATTGCTCGCCGCCAGCGTCCAATCGATCGGCGTGCCGATCCGGCCGAGCGCGGCGGCACGCCGGGCGAATTCGATGAGCGCGTCATCGATCGCGTCCATGACGTCGGCCGCGGTGCGCCCGGCTTTCGTGCGGCGCGTCATCGCTCCCACTCCGGCGGGATGGGGAAGTAGCGCTGCGCCTCGAGATCGTAGTAATGCGTGATCTCGCCGATCGTGCCCGTGCAGTCCGACGTCGACCAGCGCGCGGCGTACGCGCGTGGCGCGCGCCGCGTGTGCCGGTGAACGAACCGCCGGCGGATCGCCGCGAGGAGGCGCCTCATGTCTGATCCTGCTCTTCGTCGTCCGGAATCACCGCGTCCGCGATGTCGTTCACGGCTTGCTTGAGTTGCACGATCGACCACAGGATGAGCGCCGTGTCCTTCCTGTAGCCGGCGCGCTCGAACACAGGCCACACTTTCTCCTCGAACTCGGCGAGCATCTCGATCCACGACACCTCGGTGTCTTCCGACCACTCGATGTAGTGCTCGCGCCGCCCGGTCGGCATCGTCAGGCGCCCACCACGCCGTTCTGGTTGTGGTCGCTCTTGATCCCAGCCAGCTGCTTCTCCGCCGCCGGGAACACCGAGTGCTGCGCCTCGAGCGACGTGCGCAGATCGTCCTGCTGCGCCAGCGCGAGCGCATCCTGCCGGAGCTTGTCGATCTTGAGGATCTTGGACTTGGCGCCCTGCGTGTCCTCGACCTCAATCATCTCGCCCTCCACGACCCGCCCCTGCGCGATCGCGCAGTCCACCGTGTACTCGGCGCGCACCGACGCCGGCATGGTGACGCCCGTCTGCTGCTGGTCCTGGAACATGCGGACGCGCACGGCTGCCTTGAGGCGATAGGGATCGATCGGCAGCGCCATGTGCTGCGCGACTTCCTTCGCCGCGGCGTAGAGCGCGTCGGCGTCTAACGGGACCGACTTCTGGATGTTGGTGCCCCACGAGCGCTGGACGATGTTCGTGATGATCGTCTCCGGGTTCATCGGGTTGAAGTCGTCCGAGCGCTGCACGCGCGGGAGGAACCACACCGCCGGCTGGTCCGGGAACTCCCGCTGCGCGATGCGCCAGAGCGCGTTGTTCTCGGCCTCGTCCATGGACGACTTGAAGAGCTGCAGGAACGCGCCGACGCCCATCGCGAGGTCCTGCCGGACCTCGGTCGCCGTCCGCTGCTGCGCCGCTTGCGAGTATTCGCGGAAGCCCGTAATCCAGAGCTCTTCGACCTTCCGCTCGAGCACCTTGGTCGCAATCTCCGCGTTCTGCGTCGGCGGCGCGATGTAGTCGTGCCCCTTCCCCTGCTGCGAGGGCAGGTTGTGGAGCATGTTGACGCCTTTCGCCAGATCCTTCTCGATCTTGTTGAAGTGCTCGGACGGCCCGAACACGTTGAGGCGCGGGAAGTTGGCGACGCGGATGAGATGGTCGCGCGCCGACTCGGCGTTGTAGATCGCGTTGCATTTCTTGGCGAGGAGCCAGCCCACGTGGCGGCGGAGCGAGAGCCTGCAGGGATAGATCGGCAGCACCGGCGTGCGATCGAAGCTCTCGTAGTGGTAGGTGCCTTTGCCGGCCGCGCCTTTCACCTGGAGCGCGTCGCCCTTCTTGTTCGTATACCAGCGCGTCCAGCCGTCGAGCTCGAAGAGCACGTACCGCGTCTCCGCCGCGCCTTGCGCCGGATTCGTCTTGATGCCGGGGCGCTCGTCGCACGACTCGCGGAGCAGCACCGCCTCGAGGAGCCGCGTGGCCGGATTGATCCACCAGTTGGTGACCATGCGCGGGTCGAGGTAGCGGAGCCGCGTCTCGTCGTCGGGCCCGGCGTCGACCAGGCCCCAACTCCGGTGCATCACCGTGAAGTACATACCGAGCTGCCGATGCACGGTCTCGTAGGAGTTCCCCTCGTCATCGCACCGCACGTAGAGCTTGCCGATCGGCGTCGCGAGATCGGTCGGATCGCCTAACCCGGGCTCCTTGTCGGTGCCGAACACGCGGTTCGCGTTCGCTTCGACCGACATCGCCATGCCGATCGTGGAGTCCACGATCGCGGCAAAGTGGTTCGTGTAGTCGGAGAGCGACGCCCGCTCCTGGTACGCCTGGTTCGACTCACCTTGCGCGCGCTGCCGCAAGTAGAACTCAAGCTTCCGCGTCAGCAGGACGTCGCCCGTGTAGTGATCCATGGCGTACTCCCACTGATTCTTGAGCTTCGTGTATTCGGGATGCTCGAACTCGAGCCATGAGCGCGGCGCGGTCGTCGGATTCGCGCGCTGCGTGCTCGAGGTGGCGTAACTGGTGGTGCTTGCGGTGTTGTCGGCCATGCGTGCGGCCCCGTGTTTTAGAGTGTGACGAGCGCGCCGCCCATGCTCTCGTTCTGCGCCACGTTCTCGCGACCGAGCCACGCCAGCATCTCGGATACGAGCACGTCTTTCCCGGTGAGTTGCGCCGTGCCGGCGACGCCGCGGAGGACGCCTAACGCATCGCGGAGCGCCGCAGTGGACGGGACGTCGACGCGCCGTTCGTGCGCGGCCTTGAGGAGTTGGCGCCCGGCGTCGAGCATGAGCGGCTTGGTCTCGCCCGTGGTCGCCCAGCCGATGCGGTCGTGGTAGCGCTCCGACGATTCGTCGAGCGGGGCGCGGTGGTAGAGGAGATCCGTCGGGTAGTCGTGCACGTCGCGCAGCCGGCGGAGCACGGTGATGCCGTGCATGTTCTTCTCGATCACCCAGAACGGGAGTTCGCGCGGTCCGGCGATCTCGCGCGACCAGGTGTACAGGATGTCGGCCGCCTCGGTGGGCTCGGCGTAGCGATCTTCCCACGTCGCGACGAGCCGCCACGATGGCCAGCTCCGAATGACCCACGCCTCGCGGTCGCCGCCGCCGCCTTCGGCGGTGTCGCAGCCGCCGATGAGTCGCTCGCCGTACGGGAGATCGAGCGCGCCGGTCTCGTCGCGGCCGACGTAGAGATTGAGCGTGCCGTTCAAGTGCGTTTCGCACGGCGCAGGCGCGCGCAGGAGCAGCTCGCGCAGCATGCCGACGTCGTAGAACATGCCCTCGGCCGCGGCCCAGCAGCTCTCTTCGTCCTCGGCGTATTCCTGGAGGAAGATCGTGCGGTCGTACTCCGCGATCTTGGCGCGTCGCCACTTGATCTGCTCGAGCGTCACGCCGTGGTGCGCGATGAGCGTGCGCTCCTCATCGGAGAGCGGGCCTAACTCGTCGGGCTCGAAAAGGGGCAGGCGATAGTTGGTCGGATCGCAGACCCACCACGGGAAGAACAGTTTGCGGTAGCCCTTCTCGGTGGCGTGCTGCCAGAAGGTGTGCGCCGCGCTCCCGTGTCCGCTGGCTGTCGTCTCGAGCACGACGACCGAGCCTTGCGGGATGAGCGCGGGCCCAGCCGAGCCGAGCGCGCCTTCCGGATCCTCGAAGTACGCGAACTCGGAGCAGTGGAGTCGGCCTAACGTCAGGCCGCGGCCGGGCTCGCCGCGCGCGGTGTCGGTCAGGAACCGCGTGTCCAGCCCGGGGAAGGTGATCTCGCGCGTCTGCGCTTCGCCTAACACGGGGCGGAGCGCGCGCGGGAAGTGATCGATCGCCCGGCGCGTCACCTCGAAGATTTCGTCGGTGCGATCGCGCGCGTCGGCCAGCGTCAGCGCATCGGTGTAGGGCGTGCCCCACACGAGGTGCAGCGATTTCGCCTGCTCGTACGTGGTGACGCCGGGCTGGCGCGCTTTCAGCGCGAAGAGCCGCGCTTCACCTTTCCGGGCGAGATCCTCGCGTTCCGCTCGCTCGAGCGCCAGCTGCACGGCGTTGAGCCGCAATGGCTCGATGCGTTGGGCTTTCGTCCGGATGTAGTAGCAGGTCTCGGCCCACGCGCGGAACGAGCCTTTGAGACGCGCGATGCCGTGCGCGAGCGCCGGCGCGTGCGCGGTCCGCGTGTCGAATCGCACCGCCGCGGTCATGTCGCGTCCTCGTCATCGGAGGCGGCCGGCACGTTCCGGAGGAGATCCTCGAGCGTGCGATCGCGCACGTCGACTACCTGGCGCAGCATGCCGAGATGCTGCATCGCGAGGCGTAGCGCGTCTGGCTTGGACCAGAGCCGGAACTCGACGGTGGTCGTGGTGTTGCCGTCCTCGTCGACCCGGCGCACGCGCTTGATGCTTTGCACCGCGCGGCTCGCGATCGATTCGGCGTCTCCGCGCACCGTGAGCTTCCCGGAGTCCGAGACGCGGAAATCGCGAAGGTCGCTGAACGCGATCTGTTCGAGCTCGCGGAGCACGCGGTCGGCCGTGATTTCGGTGCGGCGCGCGCGGTCCGCCATCAGCCGATCGATCTCGGCACGCACGTTCGGTTTCCGATAGAGCATGTAGCCGAGCTGCTTCGCCGATCGGACGCTGTAGCCCGCACGGCGCGCAGCGGCCGTCCGGTTCAGGTCGATCAGGTACTCGAGGCAGAACTGCCGCTCCCTGTCGGTGAGCGGCTCTAGCTCCGGCGCCTCGGATACCTTGCTCGGCGTGCTCATTGCGGCAGCGTCCAGCCCGGACGGCGGGCGTTGGACATGCGGAGCGCCCGGAGCACGGTGGTCGCCCGCTCGTAGCGCGCGATCGTCGCGGGTCGCATCCCGTCCATGCCGCCCCGGGTCAGCGAGCGGAGTTCGTCCAGCATGTCCTCGAGCACGTCGGCCACCGCGTAGCCGCTAACGGGCTCGCTCGGTTCGGTTGGCGGTGCCATCGGTGCATTGCGCTCGAGGTGTGGGGAAACGAAAAACGCCGGCGCGCCCCGGGGGTGGGGCGAGCCGGCGACAGGCCGGTCCGTGCTCAGGTTGTCTTACAGCGGCTGCGCCTTACGCGCGTGCGCCGGGTGGTGCAATGACGCCGAGGTAATGTAAGGCCTCAAACTCCGTCATGCGCTCCCGCTGGATCGCGAGCAGCTCGTCGTACGTCGCCGCGACGGTCAGGAGTTGGCTCGACGCGACGTGGTGGACGACGTAGAGCCGGCGATCGCAGGTCGTGCATTGGAGTCCGACCTGCCCGAAGATGAAGAGCGCGCGGCTGATGCGGTGTCCGCCTCGCTCGCGTGGCCAGCAGTGGATCTTGTGGACGGTGGTCCAGAGGACAAACCGCTCGCCCGACGCAAGGTGCGTCGGGACTGACATCGGCTTCGTCGCCGGGAGAAGGGGAACGGGCAGCGGGACCGCGCTCACGGGATGGAGACTGTGGTTACGTCGGCGGTGTCACAGCGAGCGCGATGCGCGCAGCGTCAGGATCGATCCGCAGTTCACGGGACCACACGGTCTCGGGCGACCCGGGCTGTCCCGTCTCGATCACGAGACGCCCCATCGTGAACACGGCTTCGAGCGGCGCGTCCGAGGCAATGAGCGAGGGAAACATCACCAGCCTGGCGTCCTCGCCGAACTTTGCTTTGATCGCCGCCACGACCGCGTCGTAGCCGAGTGACGGATCGACGGCGAACTCCTCGTGGAGTGCGTAGAGGATCGTGTTGTGGCCGAGCCTCGTGAACACTTGCTGCCGACGACGCTCGTTCTCGAGATCGGCGAAGGTGCGGCGCGCGTCGCTCACTTCTTCTTCGGCGGCGCTGTCTTTTTCGTCGTGCCGACGCGGCCGCCGCCCTTCTTGAACTGGTGCTTCTTGAGTGCTGCCGGAAGTCGTTTGGCCATGATGATCACCTATCGGATGAAAGGGAAGCGTGGCTCACGCGCGCGGCACGAGGTGCGCAGCGGCGAAGAACGCGAGGCCCAGCGCGGTGAGGTTGACGCGCGGGAACGAGACGCCGGCCGTGGCGAGCACGAAGCAGATCACGGCCAGCACGAGGAGCAGCGGGAACAGCACGGCTCTCAGCGTCATGTGCCTCTCCTTGTCGGTGTAGCTTCTTCCGGCGGCAGCAGCGCCGCGATGCGACGGGCGAGCGCGAGTGCGTCGTCGGCGAGCGCGGACTCCTCTCCGTCCCGGGCCACTTCCAACAGCGCGGAGTACGCGGGGCCACGCAGGAGCTTTACATCGTCGCGCGTGAAGCCGAATGGCTGCTCGTGGAGCGCGAGCGCTGCGAGCGCGTGGAGCGCGGCTTTGTCGATCATTACCGCGTCGTCGCCGCGTGCCGCGTTGAGCGAGCCAGCGTAGATGTACGCTTCCGTGAGCGGTGGGATGCCGGTGTCGCTGCGCCGCACTGCCGCCGTCCTCCACTCCTCGGCCGTCAGCGCTGGCCTAACCGTTTCGTCGCTCATCGCCGGCCACGCTCAGTGATCCGTTTCTCCCACGCGTCCGCCTCGGCGAACCATTTCCCCAATATGCGGAAGGTGAACGCGAGCACCGAGAAGGTGAACACGTAGATGGCGAGTACCCATGACCGGTCGGCGATGGCGGCGACGAGATCCGCAATCGCGCACAGTACCATGAGCGCTGCGACCGCATAGCATGCGTACGCAGACGCGGGCGTCCTAACGGTATAGGGAACGACCGAGCCCGGCGCGAGCGCCTCGCCCGACACGACGCCTATCGTCGTCGTTCTGAACACGCCGTCGTCGCTCATCGCAGCTCCTCGATGGTGATTTCAGCGCGCGGCCGATCGATGTCGATCGCCGCCCGGATCCACCGCTCGTCGACCACCTGCACGTCGTCCGCGTACGCCACGCCGCACAGCGCATCCTTCAGGCACTTGGCGAAGTTGCCGACGTCGCGGCGCTGCGCGTTAGGCGGGAAGATACGTGCGATGAGGGCGATCCGTCCAGAGAACGGGGCGCGCGGCCCCCACTGCTCGGCGGCTTCGGCGTGGGCGCGCGTCCGGGCGAGCTTGTACGCGGCAGCGTCGGCGCGCGAGCTCACGGGCCCGCGGTGTCGGTTGTCGGACATGAGGCAGCTCCACGGCAGCACGAGCGTGACCGGCCCAGCTGGCGCTGCGGCGAGCGCCGTGCTCAGATGTTCGGACATCGGCGACATCGTGGCGCGCGCGGCCTTCTCGGGCGGCACGCCCTGCGCGATGAGCCCGCGCCGGATCTGCTCGTCGGTCAGGCCCATGCTGCTCATCGACGGATCTGCCGTTTGATCTGGAGGTACGTGCGCTCTGCCGCCGCGCGGCGCACCTCCTCTGACCGATCGGCGCGCGCCACGAACGCCAACACACCCGCGAGGACGAGCAACGTGACGCCCGCGGCGATCCACAGCGGCGCGAGCACCCACCACCAGGACCACGTGATCTTGCCGACGAGCTTGAGCACGATGAACACGATCGTGAGCAGGCCGACGAATCCGATGCCGCCGCTGTTGCCGTTGTTGTCGCTCACTTCTGGGCCTCGGTTCGCGCCTTCTCGGCGTAGAGGGAGCGGACCTGTTCGCGAACACAGGTGAGTGCCATGCCGTGCCCGACGCGGATCAGGTACAGTTCGTCCGGTCGCAATTCAGGCGGGAACGCGGCGAGTAGCTCTTCCAGCGCCGGCCGCTTCCTGAGCTCGGCGATCTCGGCGTCCTTGGCGGCCAGTTCCTGCTCGACGGCGGCGAGGTCTGCGTTGGTTAGGCGCTCGTACGACAGCGTCGTTTCGCTATACGCGGGATGCCCACAGGCAACCCGCTCCGACGTAAGCGTCGCGTGCAGCCGCTGGATCACGGTCGGGGTCATTTCGCACGCTCGAACATGCTTGGCGGCGTCCGGCTAAGTTCGTCTGCGGCATCGCGAGTGAGCAGCGCGCGGCGGGCACGCTCGAACGCTCGCAGCGCCTCATTGCGCGCATTGAGGGCCCGAGTCTCATTGCTTCGCGCCTCCTGTTCCTTCCGCTTCGCGTCCGCCAGCGCCTCCTCGGCTCGTGCCAACTGGTCGGCGGTATTCTTCAGCGCGTCAAGCGCCTCACGGCTAACGACAGTCGTTGCAGTCACGCTCCCTCCGTTGGTTGTGGTGGTTCGGTGCACTCGCGCATCGGGTGCGGCGGTTGCTCGCCCAAGCTGCCGACGCGTGAGCCCTTCGCGCGCGAGACCCGCAAGTCAACCTTGGTCAACGTCGTCGCCTCGCCTCGTCGCTTCGCTCCGCGCAGGTCGGTAGCCCGTAGCGGCGGCGCTGGTTCGTGCAACCGTGGGAGTTGTCAACCTTCGTCAACACGTGGTCCGTCTTCCTGCAAGCCCAACCGCTCGTCGATCTCCGCGCGGAGGTCCCTCTCATTCTCACCCTGCGAATCACTTGAGAACGAGAATGCGGCCTGAGAATCCGGCTCTCGCAGTTGAGAACCGGCGGCGTTGTCACCGGCGCCACCTCTCTCACTAACGTGAGAGAGAGGGGGCGCGCCGGAGTGACGTTCCGTCGAATTGTCCGAGTGAGAATCGGCGTGAGAACTGGCCGCGTCCCTGAGAAACGCCTTACCGTCCGGCGTCACCGAGAACCGGATCGAGTTGCCCTTCTCGGACATGGCGATGTACTGCAGGCGGAGGAGGTCACCGCGCGCGCGGTAGAACGTCGCGTCGGACTTGCCGCCGGCCTGTTTCCAATCGTTCTGCGATGCCGGGCCGCCCAAGAAGTCGCGCGCGAGGATCTCGAGCCAGAAGCTCGCGCGCTTGCCGGCCGCATGGCTCTGACCGGCCCGCGGCGCCGCGATCGCGAGCGACTGCTCGCTCTTGACCAGGCGCATCGTGATCGGCGCGAACGGCGCCGCATCCTTCTGCGCCACGCATGTGAGGGTTAGGCTGTCGTTCTCCTCTTTGAGCGCCATCATGGTGTCGACGGCGCCGCGGAGGGAGCCGGAGCCGCGCTCTTCCTCGCCGGCCCGGTTCGTGTGGTGCACGACGGTCACCGTGGCACCGGTGCGCTCCTTGAGCGCGTCGAGGGCGTTCACGGCCATCCCCATATCGCGCGCCGAGTTCTCCTCGCCACCCACGAAGCAGCGCGCCAGGGTGTCGAACACAATCAGCGCTGGCGGCTCCTCGAGGAGATCGAGCTCCTTCTGGAATTCCGACATGTGCCGCTGGTCGAGGAGCTGCACCGCGCGCGGTAGGACGTGGAGTCGGACGCCGAACGTCACGCCGTGCGCCGCCTTCCACGCACGCCAGCGCTGGCCCAGGCCGGAGCGCCCTTCGCCGATCACGTACACGACCGTCCCTTTGCGCACCTGGCGGCCAAAGAACGGTCGCCCAGACGCGACCGAGAGCGCCATGTCGAGCACGACGAACGTCTTGCCGAGCTTGGCCGGCCCGTAGATCGCTGCCAGCGCGCCGGCGGGCAGCACGCCGTCGATGAGGAACGACGGTGGCGGAATCGACTCGAGCTCCTCGATCGAGAGGAGCCGAAACGGCCGCTTGAGCGGTAACGCCGGAGCTGCATCGTCGCTGCGGCGCGCAGGCGCGTGGAGCGCGCTGTCAGCCACAGCCGCGAGATAGGACTCGCTGAGATACGGAGCGGGCGCGAAGGGTGACGACACGAGTTAGGCAGCATGGGAGGAAGTGGAGGGGCCAGGCTGTGACGCGAGACACTGCGCGGCCGCCAGCCA